TGCCGACAAGTCTTCACTAGACAAGTCAGGATTTAATAGTTGTTCTTTGTCTGCTTCAATTTGTGCAGACAATTGACTTGCTTGTTGTGTTGCATCTGACAGATCTGACTGCGCTTGTTCTAAATCATTTTCATCTGCCGCCAACGAAGTATTTAAACTGTTAAGTGCCGCAGTTTGATCTGTGCTGGCTCCAGAGTCTGCATCGTTAGGTAGTCCGTCTTGTCCAATACCGCCAACTCCGGCACCATCAACCGCATGTCCGTTACTAAACACTGATCCAATTTTTGATTTTGCAGAACTTAATAAATCACTCGCTCCTCCGGCCAGTGCTTTAATCTGTCCATTAAACTGTCCGCTTAGTAAGCCAGTTGCTAGTCCACTTGCGCCTGCACTCAGTACTCCGCCTAGTATTGCGGCGCCGTTTAAATTCTTTAGATTATTCAATACGCCCGGCAATCCACTTGCACCTTCACTTAGGTCATGTATCTTACCATCACGTTTATCGCTAGTGCCCATTGGACTTGGTCTAACGTCATATTGTAATGTAGCAAAGCCAGTTACTGTATCAGCACTAACATCACCGTATTGATACTTAACAGCTTGATAAGCAATGGTCATTGAGTTTTCTAGTGTGCCGGCTTCATTGCCTTGTGCATGTTCGCCATGTTGGAATTGTGTTATAGTAGGATTGATTAATGTGTACTCAGCAAAACGTTTGTTGTGTAAACTATAGATACGGATTGCGCTTAGATACTGTTGTGTTGCTGGACTGCTGGCAGGATACTGTCTAGGAGTATATCCCCAGCTTTGATTCTGACGTTCGTTATACTTTGTGGCGGCTTGATAAATGCTGGTGTTCCAGTCGGCATCGCGATAGTAGTAACTGTAATAGTCGTACCAAAAGTTTCTAACTACATCTAAGTTGTCGTCGTGGAATTTAATTGTTACTGTATCGTACTTGACTTTAGACTGTACAATATCAACACGGTTATAGGCATTAAGAGTTTTTGTATCAACTGAGAACTTAGGCAAACTTGCTGTTTTAACAGTAAAGCCCATTCTCAATAAGTCATCATTTTTAACTCTTGATATTTCTGTGTTAATATCAAATGCTACGTGAAAGAGCCAACCATACTTGGGACTTAGTCCATAGTTGTTGGAGACAAATATCTGTGACGCATGATTGCGGTCAAATACTTTGTCGTTAGATGCTATTGTACCGTTTGCCATATAACTTATTTATGGTAAAAAAAAGCTCGGTCAAAACCGAGCTTTTGTTGTGTAGTTGAAGATTAAACTACTGTAGTTGTTCCCTTACCAAATGATTGGTGTGGGATGTTTGCTGGTGTGCTTAGTGGTGTTAGTGCCGCATTATCGAAACGAATTGTCAATGCAATTTGTGCCGCTTCACTTGTACCATAGTTCATGTCACCCCAGTCAGCTGAACTGATTTGGCAACCTTCTAATTCCCATGTTTCAAGTACAACTGGGTCAACGTTGCCGTTACCACCGTCAAGTACTTCATAACGCATACCAAACTTATAGTCACCTGCTGATGCGGCTGAACTCATTTCCATAAAGTCAAATTGCTTTTGTACTTGTTCTGCAACCAACTTGGCTACTAGGCCAGTTGCATCATCACGTAAGTTAACTGTTGTTTCTTGCCACTCGGGTTTACCTTGTAAGAAAACTTTACTGTTGTAAATTTCAAGTGCAAATGGATTGAAGTTAACACTTGGACGCTTGATGTCAACAACTTGTTTTGTTAATTCTACTACGTCGCCTTTGCCGCTACCGAAGTTAACAAATATCGCACGGAAGCGATATTTTAGTTTTGGCATTAGCAATGTACCTGAGGCACCGCCTGTTGGTACTGTAAAATTTGCTAATGATGCTGTAATTGCCATTATATATTCTCCTGTTACTGTTATTTACCTATTTGCTTGACCAACTGATGCGGGGGTTAGCCCGCATTAAGTTAGTAGTTAATTAGCCTAGTGCCGCTATGGCTCCTGGGTTGTACAAGCGAATTGGAATGTAAATAAACTCAACATCCTTCATTGGCTCGATAGCAATGTCAACATACAATTCGTTGTTTGCTACACGGTTTGGTGTGTTGTTGCTTGTGTCACAAACTACTAGGTAGTCAGTGATACCGCGCTTGGCCACTAAATCGTTTAGAGCACTTTCAATAATACGCTTAATTTGATCACGTGTGATCTTGTCATTTGGTTCAAACAAGAATGCGTTACCAGTCTTGGCAAAGATTGTACGTAAGTAGTTTACCAAACGTGCTACGTTGACACGATCCAATGAACTTGCGATTGGGTTGCGTGTCTTTTGTCCCCATACAACTAATCCAACTCCTGGAAGAATTGTAATTGGGTTAACGTTGTGTGCATACATAACATCACGTAAGCCTTGGCTGATACCATTGCGTTGGAATTCACCAGTCATTTGATCAATGTAACCAATGTCTGTAGCGTTGTCTACTAGACCACGACGTACACCAGCTGGTGCAAACCATGGATAGCTTACATTGTCGTTACGAATAAATGTACGCAACATGACATGACTTGGAGGAACTACTACTGTGTTGCCTGCTACATCACTTGTAACAGCACTTGGGTAGTATACACCCATGTATGGATCAGCTGTTGCTAAACCTGTACCATCACTGTCTGAAGACCAGTTAATAATGCTAACTGAATTTGCTTCCAATGTCATTGGTGTGTCACCGATAACAAATGCTGTGTTAGCGCGGTCATTGTTTAAGCCAACCATGTCGCTGATTAGTTCAGGATAACCTGGTGCGGCAATCAAGTTAAATGCAAATTGGTCTTCACGGATTTGTGAATTGGCTGCAATAGCCGACTTCATTGCTTTAACTACCATATGACGTTGTGCGCCTGCGCCTGCATACATACTGCCGTCATCTTTCAATCCGCTAACTGTTTGCCATGTAGCTGTAACTGCTGGCAACGATGCATTTGGGAAGCTGACTGCATTGAAGTAGTTGCTTTCGTATTGCTTAACGTTGTAACCACTGCGACGTGTGTTAAACAACAATGTACCACGTGGGTATAAGCGATAGTCAGGAGCATCTAAGTCTAGGTAATTTCTAGTCAACATTTCTGATGTATCTGGCAAGCTACCTGTGATAACATCAGTTGTACCAGAAATGTCCCAACGTGCATCAGCAAACAAGATGCCATTTTGGCTTGTTTGGTCGCTGTTGTCAATTGCAACAAACTTTGTGCCGTTAAAGCGATACAATGCTGGGTAGTTAACTAGGTCACTAGAATCCAACCATAAGTCACCGGCCGCTAGTGCTGTACGTCCGTCTTGTTGTGTAGTTGGCTTGCTTGCACTAACAATAACCCCCAACGGGTCTGTGTTAGTCAAGTTGTAGCCACGTGCATCGCTAGTTACTACTCTGTAACCTTTCCAGCCATTGTTGTTGACTAGGATGTCAACTGTTGCTGGATCACCGTAGTACCATAATGTACCATCTGTTGGTGCTTGGTATGGGGCGTAGAAGCTGTATGTGTATGGTTGTTGGCCTGTTCCTGAACCACTTGGTGTCCAGTTACTCAACACCAAACCATTGTTTGCAACTGTTGAGTCACTGTATGCACCCGGTGTGCTTGTTGTGAAGCCAGCTGTTGTTAATGGGTTGCTACCAACTGTTGTATTAGTTAAGATAATGTCGCCACCTAGTTGATGACTGACTGTGATATAACCAGTACTACCAACTGATGCAGTAACATAAGGAATGTTGGCTGCTAAGATAGCCGCTACGAACTGAGTAGCATTACCATTGCTTGGAATAGTACATGTTGCTGATGCTAGTACTGCGGTTCCTAGGCCTGTAGCCTGTAGTGTAAATGTCTGTCCACTTGTGAAAGACGATCCGCTAAACGAATTAACAGTACCTGTTACATTTGTACCTGTTGCATTTGCACGGAAGAACAAACGATAGCCTGCTTGTGAAGCAGCGCTAGAAACAACATAACGAGCATATACGCTACCAGCTGTAATACCATTTCCGCCACCTGCTGGATCCAATCCATAGATTGCGTTTGTTGCGCTATCATAAGCAGGAACTGCTAGAGTCGACCAGCTAGATGAGTTAGCATTGTATTGTTTAACTGCTAGATTCAAACCATTGCCTTGTACGCTGGTTTTAACATATACGCTACCACTTGGTGCAGCCACTGTGTCGCTTGATAACCAGCTAGGGATACCAACGTATGATGCAAAAGTGATTTGTGGGCTGTAGTATGTGCCTGCTGTAACACCAGCAATGCTCAATGGTGTGTTTGTACCATCAGCTAATGTAATTTTACCATCAGCAGTAGAACCGTTGCTTCGGCTATTGCTGTTTACATAGAATACTAATTGGTTGTTAACTGCGGCTACTGTAACACCTGCAATAGTTGCGGCGTTAACTGCACTTACTAGACCTGCTAGGCTACGTGCCGAGTTCATGTTAACTGTAGTACCGTTGATACTAAATGTAGAACTTGTAGCAAATGCTGTTGAGCTTGTAACTACGTTTGTACCAGTTACTGTTGCCCAGCTGTTTTGCCAATCTGTGCTACCAACACGTACCCAAGTGTTAAATGCATTCTTGTAGAATACTGGATTGTGTGTTGCAGTTACGTTGACAGCATAAGAACCAATTGTACCAATGCTGGCATTTGGAACTGTTGCTGTTGTTTGCGTTGTGTCTGTAATAACAATTGGAGTCTTGGTAGTGAAAGAACCAGTTATGGCGTTCCACTCGTTAATACCCCAAGAAGAATTAGACAAGTCTAACCAGTATGTACCGTTAGCTGGTGGGCTGTCAGGACGAACTGTTGTAGATTTAAGTTGATCTAAGTCAATGTCTGCACGAATAGCATAAACACTATTGGCCGCGCCCAATGCGCTGTAGGCTGCCAATAGACCGTATTCATTTAATTCATTGCCGTGTAATGGTGTGCCGCTTGCACTTTGTTGGCATGTAGCGTAACCCAATGCAGATGAAATATCGCGTTGACTCGTGAATGCTTGTAATAGTCCTGCGTTAGCT